TTGAAAATGCCATTATTAAACCTCTTTTTTATTCAAATATTGGATTATTGCGCCACTTCCAATATTTTTAATACAAAAAATATAAAATCTTTTCAAAAAATCAATATCAATATTACTTTTTTTAATAATCGAAATTAAATTTGTTTGAAATTTTAAATCAATATATATTTCAATATCTTTTATTTTTTCAGTTAAATCTATTTTTATTTTTTCGTCGTTCATATATACGATATATTGCAGATAGTCTTGAATAGATATAAAAATATTTTTTTCTTTATACCATTTTTCAAATTTTTCTCTATCAAATTCTTTTAAACTTGAAATTAAAAGTTCTGCGTCTTTTGAATAATTATACATAAATTCTACTCCCTATTCGTAATTTATCGGAATTTTTGATAAGACTGTCATAGTTTCAGCAGTAGTTTTTACGACATTAAAAGCTATCCATTGAAAAAGTGTGCCACTATCTGCCGTAGCATCCGCATCCTCACCAAATAAACCCAATTCTTTTAATGAGCCGTTGCCTTGCAATGTTGTAAAAAAGGCTCTAATATTAACCTCATTGTCTATATTCGTAGACACGGCTGAAATAAGAACTCTTTCAATTTCTGTCGTTAATTTTGTGCCAGTGATATTTGGAACTACTGTCCCAGTTCCAACAGCGCAATAAGTAATCTTTCCAGGATTTGAAATTGTATCAACTCCTGCCATAATTTTTGCTAATGCTGTTCTACCAACCGTTGGCACAACATTATCTACCCAGCCAGTATCTTTGACAACTATTCCAGTTTTTTCGTCCTCTAAAATAATTCTAACTTTGCCTTTTAATTTTATAGCTTTTTCTTTTAATTCCAATTTTTAACTCCATTCAGCGAAATCGTAGAGAGCATCTGACGCATCATAATGATAGATTCCAGTTGCGTGCTGCGTCTGCTCTATCGTATCATTTTCAAATAAAATTTTATCGGTAGATTTTTGAAAAAAAGTATTTACAACTTCATTTTCGTTTATTGCGATTTCTTTCCCTTTTTTATACAAATCAAGTAAAAATTCTTGCAAACCTTTTACGCTCGTGGCAAAATTTATAGTATATCCAATAAAAAAACTGTCATCAGCTTGTTTATTTGTTTTTGGTCTAGTCTGAACCGATTGAATCAAAACTTGCTCGTAATTTAAAGCAAAACTAGGCAAATTGATTGTTAATATTTGTCCGCTTTTAAATCCAGAAATGTCAGTTTTTAAAGAGCCAGAAATTAAAGTGTTCGCATATGATATTAATTCAGCTTGAATTCTTTGATTTGCTAAATCCAAATCTTCAATTGTTGTGTCTACGATTGTATCCTCAAACTTTCCATCGCCACCTTGCAATGCTTTCATCCGCTCTATACTTACAGTATCTTCTCCATACGCGATGACAGGGACTTGTCGTTTATAAGTTATTTTAATAATATCGCCAGCATTTAGTTTTACAGCGTCTAAATTTTCAATATTTTTTTCAGAAAAAGACACAACAAAGTCATAACCTGTCGTTGCTAAATTTTTTGTTCCAACTGTCTTTTCAACAAACCCAGCGCCAGAATCAACATAGACTTTAACGGGGCTAAATGGAGAATAAGCTGTCAAAAAGTTTGTTCGCTCACCGTCAGCAACCTGAATATCTTCTAAATATTCTTCTAAATAATACCCGCCTCGCAAAATAATTGAATTCTTAATCTGAGACCCATCAATTGATATGCTAAAATTTGAAAATTTACCACCTTTTTCAATTAAAACTGGCGCAATATTTGTTTGTTTTGTGAAAAAATGAATTTCTTTTTCATAATCTACATACCATTCAAATTCTGCTATATCCGCCAGTTTTTTTAAACATTCGTCGATCCCAACATAATTAAAAGAAATGGTTGTTATTCCTATTCCATCTTGAACATAGAAACTAGTGCCAAATTCTGGCAAATATCTTATAAAAATATCAACTATAATTTCTTTGCAAGTTTGATTTTGATAATTTTCTGCAACTTTTTTGGTTTGCAATTTTTTTTCCCAGCCCGAGCAAGATACAGAATATTCAATATATCCAGTTGTATCACCCTCTTCTTGTTTATCAAAATCTAAAATTTGACCTGCAAATATTTTTTCTAAATTGTAATCAAAGACGACGATAGACATTCCAAATTCTAAATCATTATTTAAATCGCCATCATTCCGATAATTAAATTTGCAAGTATTCACTTTTTCGTTCAAAGAATCAGTTATAGAAAAACTTTTTAAATCAATTTTGTCGTTTACTAAAATTCCATTTATAAAAACCGAAATTACATTATCAATTTCAACAGGATACCCTCCTGAAAAAGGAACATATTCCCCACTTAGATACCACCAAGCCTGTCCAGTTTTTAATTGAATTACTGCTTGATTTGAAATTGTATCTAATATTTCTAAATTATTTTTTGCTGATAATAAAAATAAATTCACTTAAACTCTCCCACAAATTTGAATCCATTTATCTAAATATATCCAAACCGTAGTGCTTGCTTGTATCCAAATTTGACAAACTGCTGGGGCAACTGGCGCAGTTGAGCTTTCAATTGTATTCATCCATTTAATTTCATCAATTAAACTAGATAGACTTGTTTCGCTTGATGCCATTTGGCGATAATCGTCTATCGCTATAAATAAAATTCCGCTTGTTTTATGCAGCCATAAAGTTCCCTGAATTTGTTCCGTTGGTTTTGTATCGTTAATTATAACTTTATATTGCAAACTCATTTTATATTACCGCATTCAATTTTAAATTTTTATAAATTTTGTTGCTTAATGCTTCTGTTATTTCGTCAACTGTTCCCATGAAAGTTGATCCTCCGAAATCAATATTTATATTGATAGCATTGCCACTACCAGAACTCCCACTACCAGAATTTAAAATATTTCTCGTTTCGGCATTATTTAAAACATCAGAACCATTTGGCAAATTTACAAGTTCCGCCCCATTTTCCCCAACGATTGCCATTCCCCCACCAAAGCCACGAGTTCCGGTTGCGAACATCTTAAATTGGCTATTCATTGCAGCTATTGCCGCCGCTGCCGCCGCAACCCCTAATGCAAATCCATAAAAAGGGATAGACGACCAACCGGCAATTATTTTTGCAGCCGCAACAGCCTGAGATGCAAGCCACGAAGCTAATGCCCAAGCTTTTGTAGCTACGACAGCTACAATCATAGCTGCTTGATGAGCTGCTGCCACCGCCCAACTCGCTGCTATACATATTCCTTCCCAAGCGATTGTTGCAGCACTCATTAAAGTATGTCCTGTAATCCAATTTTTAACCATTTCTGAAATTATATTATTGACGAAAATTTGCAACAAATCGCGACCGATGTTTTTAAAATTAGCAGCGAACGATTCCCACCCTTCCCCGATAGTCATAAAAGCGTTTGTAAATGAAGTCGTAAAAGTATTTTGAATTTGACCCTGAATATTTTTAAATAATTCAAAATAATTCGTATGATAAGTATTCATATCGTTAAGCATTTGTTTGAAGCCGCCGGATATTGTCATTTGAGCATTCAATTCTAATTGTTTGTCAATTGCTCGCTGTGCATTTATATTTGAATAATATGATTGTAGCGCTGATAAATTGTCGTTTTGATGCGCTCTTAAATTGTCTGTTTGTGAAGTTAAAAACATTAGCTGATCTATCAATGCTTGATCGTAAGAATCTAAATCATAAGCCTTTTGTGTTTCTGCCATTTCAACTTCGTTTGCATATTTAGCAGCGACCATATCTATATTTGCTTGTTTATCTATTTCGTAAAGGCTTTGTTTTGCTGCCAAATATTCCTGTTCGTTTGCTAAACTATCTGAATGATTTTTTGAAAGCAAATTAACTCGTTCTTGCAATTCTTCTCGATATTGAGCGATTGTTAAATCTCCTGCTTTATAGGCAGCATCAACTCGTGCTGCTTGCATTTTTTTTTCGTCATCAGTCATTATTTTTGTTGTTTCAGTAAAATTATTCGCCATTTCTAATTGCATTTGTCGGATTAAATCAGTTGTTGTTTTTTCTTCGCCTTTCCTATATTTATTTGACGAATTTGATGTAGAATTTATATTATCGTAAGCGTTTTTAAAATCTTTTGGGATATTTTTAAAAATTTCTATCATTTTATCAAAACTTTTTATTGATTCTGAACTATGCCCCGTTAAGGCTTGAAAAACAGAAATAAATCCGAGCGAAATTCCTTTTAAAATGTCAACTAATCCAATAAACGAAGCCTTTAATGCGTCCATTATTTTTCCAACAGTTTTCATTCCAGCCGCGTTTTCATCAATAGAATTTCTTAATCTGTCCCAATTCAGGATTAACGGAATTAAAATAGCTGCGATTGTCATTAAAGGATGACCTTTAATTACATTCCCTAAAATTGTAAAAGCAGTCGTTAATTTTGGAATTACAATCGCAAGTGTGCTAACCAAAGCTATAATTCCAACAAAAGATAAAGAAATACCCCCAATTGCAGTAGCCAATTCCTTATGAGTTTCTATCCAATTTCTAAAAGAAGTTATATTTGAATATATTTTCCCAGACAATTCTATCAACTTAGGCAATAACCACGATCCTATACTTTCTTGCAACTCCCCAATTTGTTTTTCAAGCAGATTTATTTGCCCCGAATAATCAAGTGTCGCGGCTCTAGCCGCACCACCAAAAACAGCATTTATTCCTTGAATTGCCATAGTTGCTCTATCTGTTGAACCAGCAGCGCCTTCAACTTCAACACCATATTTTACCAAAGCATTTGTTGAACTTCCGATAGATTTTGCGACCACAGTTGCGGCAGATACTAAATCCATTCCTTTTGCTTGTGCTAAATTTAAAGTTGCTTTTGTTAATTCTTTTGTTATTTCGTTATCTTTTGAAAAACGGCTAATCATTGCTTCTGCTGATAAAATTTCTTCATCAGAATATTGACTCACCCATTGCAAACTATCTGCTAATTTAACATTACTAGCAAAATTTTTGTCCGTATAATTGCCAGTATTTATCATTGCGTTCGCTAAATTTATTTCAGCTGCCTGCTGTTCAGCCGCAGCATATACAGCCTTTTTTAATCCATAAACCATCGTCGCAAAAGTAGCGGCAGAAGTCAAAGCAATAGTATTTAACTGCGTATCTGTTAATTTTAAATCAGAATTCAAATTTTTAAAAGTTGAACCTGTTTTATCTAACGCATTTATTATTATTGATAAATCAAAATTTCGTCCAGCCATTTATCGCCTCTTTAATTTTGCTTTTGATTCAGCCTTTTTTTGTAATTCAATATCTTTTTTACTCCCTTCCAAAAAAGAGTAATAATCAATATTAAAATCTAAAATTTCATTATCTAAAATTTTGCTAGGCAATGTGCCATATCTCTGCCCAAGTCTATCGAGCAAAAGCAATAATTTTTTATTTTTTAATATCGCTGGGAACTTTTGATTCTATCCCAGAAAATTCCATAATTTCATTAAACAGAAAATTCAAATCATTATCGTTTAAATAATTGATATAAAGTTCACCATCGCGTCCAGTATCAATATTTGTTAAACTAGGATTTTTACAACCTAATTTACAAATTGTAATAATCATATTTTCAATTGATTTTCTTTTTTCTATATCATTTTGAATTTCTTTTATAATCTCATCTTGTGTTTTGGATTGGTTAGTCATTATAAAAGCAGTATCCATCTTGGAAACCCACTCTTTCTGAAAAACCTTTTTAATTTCGACTTCAACCCCACTTTC